ATCTGTTGTTTTCACAGTGGTGCTATGTCTCTTGGTGCTGCCATCCAAAGAAGTAACGAATTGTTAAAAATTTACTGTATCACCCCTCCTTCGGTGTATTATAGTGATAGGACCCAGAAGCAGGGGATCTTTTACTTTGACTATGTTGACTACCTGGTAACCGAATGATTGACCTTTTATTGTATAGTGTGTTGGCAACCACCCCAGCAGAGTTGGAAGAGATCACAAAAGAGATTAACGAAGAGGTTATTCCACAGGAGACCATAGAGAAACCTGAGTTGGAACGTATCTTTGATCGGTTTAGATCTAATTGTGATGGCTTCTATGGTTGTGGTATTAGTTATCCAGGAGTGAATTGGTAATGTCTAGAAAAAGAATTTGTATCACTGGTTGTGGTTCAGGTCTTGGTAAGGCCATGTTGAACTATGCAAGAGAGAAAGGATACCATGTTCTTCCACACTACAGGACAAGTGATGTCAAAAGTAAGAACTATGTTGTTGGAGACATCACTGATGTAGGATTTGCAGATTATCTGAATTCTTATCTTCAGATTCATAACATTGATGTGTTCATCAATAATGCAGGAATCTATCTGGGTAAGGAGATTGAGAAATGTTCTGATGATGAGATTGCAAATGTAATCAATACAAACGTAACTGCTCAGATTCAAATCTTGAAGAGGGTTTACAGTAGGTTTAGGAAAATGAAGAGTGGATTGATTATCAACATCAACTCTCTTGCATTTCAACAACCATCTAAAAATGAAACTGTCTACGCTGCATCTAAATATGCATTGAAAGGTTTCTCTAAGGCACTTCAGATGGAGGCCATTGGAACTGGTGTAGATATCATTGATGTTCATCCTGGTGGAATTCAAACAAGGATGACGCAGAGTAGAGATAATTACAATTCAATGATGGACGTAGATGAGGTTGCTAAGAAAGTTATTAACCTAACAAAACGTGGTACTTTCTACACTAATGAACTTGTATTGAGGAAAAGAAATGCTTGCAGCCGTCCTTGAAAAAATTAATGAACCACTAGGATTGAGGGAGGTTGGACTTACTGAACTTAAGTTTGGTCAAGTCTTAGTTAAAGTTTTAGTAAGTGGGTTGTGTGGTGCACAACTTCATGAGATCAGAGGACACAAAGGTAACGAAAAGTTTCTTCCTCATTTGATGGGACATGAAGGATGTGGTATTGTAGAGGAAGTGGGATTGGGTGTGACAACTGTCAAACCAGGTGATAAGGTTGTAATGCATTGGAGACCAGGGTCAGGAATCGAATCCCAATTCCCCAACTATGTTCTTGATGGAAAGGAAATCTCTAGTGGAAAAGTCACTACATTATCTGAATATTCAATCGTTTCTGAAAACAGGGTTACCGCAATACCTCATCAAACTTCCCCTGTTCTTGCTGCTATGCTTGGGTGTTCTCTCACCACTGCTCTGGGTATTATTGACAATGAGTGTGACTTAAAGTTTGGTCAAACACTTGCAGTCATTGGTTGTGGTGGAGTAGGTCTCAACCTTATCCAGGCAGCAAGGATGAGATCTGTTGGAACCATTCATGCTGTTGATATCAATCAAAGTATGTTTGATCTTGCAATGGAGATGGGAGCAAATGATTTCATTTATGAGTGTCAATACATTCATGAATCTTGTGATGTGATTGTTGATACAACTGGAATACCTGAAGTTATAAGTGAAGCATTCAATAAACTGGCACCTGGAGGGACTCTTGTTCTCGTGGGACAACCCAAACCCAATTTATCTTTGGAGTTTGAAGGCCTCTCGTTTTTCGATGGACAGGGACGAACAATCAAAGCAACTCAAGGAGGAAGAACCATTCCTCAGTCTGACATTCCTCGCTACATCAAGCTTGCTGAAAGGGGAGTGTTAAACGTAGATAAATTACACACGCACACCTTTGAACTCAAAGATGTGAATGATGCTTTTGATTTGTTGAAAAGTGGAAATGCAGGTAGAATTATGGTGAAGATTAATGACTGAAATGTTATCTGAAAGATCAAAACAGGTCAGGCGAGATGCTATTGACCTGAGTTTAGCAAATGGTGGTTATCATTATGGAGGAAGTTTTAGTTGTGCTGAAATCCTTATCCAACTCTTTGATGAGATTATGGGTGAAGATGACAGGTTCATTCTCAGCAAAGGTCACGGATGCTGGGTTTACTATGTACTTCTTAGGGAACTTGGTTATAATCCAACTCTTGAAGGACACCCTCATTATGAGCCTGAAAATGGTGTATGGTGCACTGCTGGTAGCATGGGTCATGGACTCCCTACTGCAATTGGTCAAGCTCTCGCCAGAAAACTTAGAGGAGATAGGAGCAAAGTATTCGTATTGATTGGTGATGGAGAAGCACAAGAGGGAACCACATGGGAGTCCCTTTTGATTGCTGGTCATCTCAAGCTGGATAATCTTGTTGTCATTGTTGATGCAAACAACATTCAAGGATCAGGTTATGTTCAAGACATCATGCCTGTGATTGATCCACTTGTCAATGCAGCAAATGCAGCACAGTGGGATGTGAGAATTATCAATGGTCACAATGATGATCTTGTCACTGAGATGAGAGATTCAAGTGAAAGACCTAAACTCTTTGTTGCTTCCACTGTGAAAGGTAAAGGAGTTTCATTCATGGAGAATGTTCCTAAGTGGCATTCTAACTGGTTGGGTGGTGATTATTTGAAACAAGCAAGAGAGGAGTTAACATGAGAAGAGCATTTGGTGAAACACTAATGAAACTGGCAGATAAGGATGATAAGATTGTCCTTCTGACTGGTGATGTTGAACAAGAGATGGAACCATTCAAGGAGAAGTATCCTAACAGATTCTTCAATCTTGGACTGACAGAACAAGCAATCACAAGTATGGCAGCAGGTCTTGCCATTGAAGGTTTTAGACCTATTGTTTATTCCATCACACCTTTTGTGATTGAGAGACCTTATGAGCAGGTGAAGATTGACATTGATGAACAAAATCTTCCAGTTATGTTGATTGGATATTCAGACTATCCTTCTCATGGTCCTACTCACAGACCACTAAATCCTGAAAGACTTGCAACTGTTTTCAAGAATGTGAAAAGTTTCTTTCCAACTGATCAACAGTCTGCATCTAAAGCAATGTTGGATTCATACATTATGAAAGTTCCTTCAATGATTTACTTACATAAAGATGGTCTGCCTTTCTTCTAATGAACTTCATTAAATCAATTAAAGTCTATGACACTGAATTCACCAAAGTTAGAATTGGTGATGAAAAGGATGGAGGTTATGTTGTCCTTGATGAGATTTCTAAAAACACAGAAGTAATCTATTCTTATGGTGTAGAGAATAACATCTCATTTGAGGAAAACTTTTGTGAGAAGTATGGAACCTATGGTCATCTTTTTGATCACACTGTCAGAGATCTTCCTAATCAATCTGAAAACTGTGTCTTTCACAGAGAAGGGATTGGTCCTAAGAAAACAGAAACTTGTGACACACTTAGGAATCATCTAAGAATCTATGGTAATCCTGAACACAAGACCCTCAAGATGGATGTAGAGTGGTGTGAATGGGATGTCTTTGATAAGATGCCAGACTATGTTTTGTCAGACTTTGATCAAATTCTTTGTGAGTTTCATGTCATTCCAGTGAAATACAAAGACAGTCATAGTCCATACTTCACTGGGTTTCATGAATGTGTTTACTATGGAGTCAATCAGAAACTCTTGAAAAATTATAAGAAAGTTCTGAAGAGACTCCAGGATCACTACTACATTTTTCATGTTCATTGTAACAACTCTATTCCTTGTAATGATTTCAATGGAGAAACAATTCCTCCATTGATTGAACTCAGTCTTGTGAATAAGAAGTTGGTCAAAGAACCTGAAATTTCTACTTCACATTTTCCTATTGATGGGTTAGACTTTCCCAACAAGACTGACAGACCTGACATCACTGACATTGTATGGAACCCTTGAAGATACTAATAATTGGAGATAGTTGTAATGATGTTTACACTTATGTGAAATCAAATAGACTTGCACCAGATAAACCTGTACCAGTGGTAGAGGTTATTGATAAAATTTACACTCCAGGTATGGCAATGAATGTCTACAAAAACCTGGAGTCTTTTGGTGCAAATGTGGATATTATTACCAATAATAGTTGGGAAAACTTTATCAAAGAAAGGATTGTTGATAAGAACAGCAACCACATGTTTGTGAGAATTGATAAGGGGAATGTCACTGAATCATTTCAATTTGATGTCACTTTGATTCTTTCTTATGACACTATCATCATCTCTGATTATGATAAAGGATTTCTAAAAACAACAGACATTGAAGACATTTGTGTGGTTCACCCACAAGTTTTTCTTGACACAAAGAAAGTTCTTGGACCTTGGGCCCAAGACGCTAAGTTCATCAAGATCAATAATTATGAACATGATAGATCAAAAGAGTTCATTGAATCATCACTACAAGAGAAAGTAATTCAAACAATGGGTGGAGATGGATGTCTTTATCAAGGTGTCAACTATCCAGTTGAGAAGGTTGATGTTATGGATGTGAGTGGTGCAGGTGACACCTTCCTTGCAGCATTAGTTTATGATTACACAACAAATCATTCTATTGAAGAGGCAATTCAATTTGCAAATAGGTGTGCAAGTCTTGTAGTACGCAAACAAGGAATGACAACAGTATGAAGGTTATTGTAACTGGTTCTAAGGGTTTTATTGGAAAGAAACTCAAGAGTGCATTAGAGAAGGTTTATGAGGTCATTGAGGTTGATTTCAATGACTGTTGGATGTTTCTTTCACACTTTGATGATTGGGATGAGGTTGAAACCATCTATCACTTGGGTGCAATCTCAGACACCACAGCTGACAATCCAATCATAGTGAATCAATATAATGTGACATTCACACTTTCATTATTTCAGATTGCAATTGCAAAAGGAATTCCTGTGAAGTATGCTTCATCAGCTTCTGTTTATGGTAATGGTAATGGTCCCATTAACTTTTATGCAATCTCTAAACTCACTGTGGATATCTGGGTTGAAGATCATCTTCAAGAATTTTCACACATTCAAGGATTTAGATTCTTTAATGTTTATGGGGATGGAGAGGAAGATAAACTGAAGAGAAATCAATCATCACCTGTGACCAAGTTCATCCATCAAGCAAAAACACAAGGAAAGATCACATTGTTTGAAGGATCAAATCATTCATTGCGTGATTTTGTTTGTGTTGATGATGTGATTAATGTTATGATGAATAATGATAAGCCCTCAGGTGTTTATGATCTTGGAACATCAAACCCTATTAGTTTTTTGAAGGTGGGTAAAATCATTTCAGAATGCTATAATGTTCCAATTGAAACTATTCCTTTTCCAAAACATCTTGAAGGTAAGTATCAATTTCACACCTGTGCAAACACAGAATGGAATCATGAGTTTATGAGTGTTGAATCTTATGTCAAAAATAGTTTGGGTTAATGGTTGTTTTGATCTACTCCATCCTGGTCACATTGAACTTCTTAGAGTTGCAAAGTCTCTCTCCAAAGGAGGACAACTTATTGTTGGACTCGACTCTGATCGAAAGATCTCAGTTGATAAAGGTCCAACAAGACCGATAAATAATTTCAATGATCGTAAGATACTTCTGGAATCAATTCGATACGTGGACATGGTATTGGGTTTTGACACCAGGGAAGAGTTGGAACAACTCATTGAAATGTACAAACCAGACATTCTTATAGATGGAGGAGATTGGAGGAACCATGATGGAGTGGGTAGACATTATGCAAAGGAAGTTAGGTTTTTCAACCGAATCGGAGGATACTCCTCCTCAGGAATCATCAATCGAATACAAGGCAAGTGATCCAATTAAGTTTGTCTCCAAAGGATGGGGATATGAAAAGTGGATTGCCAATTGTTCTGAGTATTGTGGAAAGATTCTTTTCATTGCACAGGGAAAGAGATGTTCCTGGCATTATCATCAAAACAAAGATGAGGTTTTCTATGTCCAACGTGGTGTAGTTGAAGTCATCTATTCTAAAAATGATAATGATGAAATCGCAGACAAGATTCTCTTATGTGAGGGAGACAAGTTTCATGTTCCTCGTGGCATGAGACATCAGATGTATGCTCTTAGGGATGCAGAGATTCTTGAGATCTCTACTGAACATCGTGATGAAGACAGTCACAGAATCAAGAGGGGTGACTGATGAGATATTGTTTTGATATTGATGGAACCATTTGTGATACACCAGATGGGAAATATCACTTATCCACACCTAAACAAGATGTTATAGATAGAATCAATCAACTTCATGATGAAGGTCACTATATTATTTTCCAAACTGCTAGAGGATCTAAAAGTGGAATTGACTGGAATGAAATCACAGTTACACAATTAGATCATTGGGGAGTAAAATATGACTGGTTAATGCCGATGTTCAGTAAACCTGATGCTGACATCTTTATTGATGACAAAGGAGTGAACATTGAGGATTGGATGAATGGATAAAAACAAATCAGTTTATAAACTCAAAGGGATTGGGCCCATTTATTATTTGAATCTGGATGGACAACCAGAACGTAGACAATACATGGAGGATCAATTCAAGTATTGGGAGATTGATAACTACACTCGAGTGTCTGCCTATGATGGTCGTGAAGATGACCTGAGTGATATTCTGAAGGGTCGTTATCCCGACATGATGACATCTGGTGAGATTGGATGTACCACCTCTCACCTTAAAGCAATTAAACAATTCTATGAGACTGGTGAACCCTATGCAGTCATCATGGAAGATGATGTTAGTTTAGACCTTGTAAGGTTTTGGAATTTTGAATGGAGAGATTTTTATTCTAAGATTCCTTATGACTGGGATGTGTGTCAGATTGCAATCATTTGTACAGGAGACATTCACATCAAGGTTCACAAGAGATTTGTGAATGAATTCTCCACAGCTTGTTATTTAATTACAAGACACCATGCTGAGAAACTAATTAGACTCCACTGTAGGGAAGACAAATACAAACTTGATAATGGAGTCAAACCAAGACCAGTTGCTGACGATCTTATCTACAATTCAGGTAACACCTATGCTCTTCCTCTTCTTCTTTATCGAACTGAACTGGGATCTTCTATTCACCCTGACCATGTGGATGCTTTCCACAAGGGTAATTATGAAGCTCAGTTAAACTTCTGGTCTCAGAAAGGAGCACAGATGTCTGCAAGTGACATTATGGATTATGATCCTTATCTGGGTCGTGTCACCACTTCCACACATACACAACCAGAAACTAAACAAGATTAGAATAATTTCTTATTATAAATAAACATTCGTGGGGACATTTCTTCACAGAATGAAACAAGCAAGCCTCAACTACTCGCGAGTTTGTTTAAACAAACAGGGACACGTCGAGTCCCTTTCCATCCGTGGATATTATTCACGAGAAAAATAGAGGTATCTAAAATGATCAAATCTGTATTCGCAGCAACTGCTGCTCTGTCCATGTCCGCCGGTGCTGCTTTTGCAGGTCCCTATGTGAACGTCGAGACCAACGCTGGTTGGACTGGCGATGACTACACTGGTGCTGCTACCGACTTCCATGTAGGTTTCGAAGGTGACCTGGGTGAGGACGCTGGTTGGTACATCCAAGGTGGCCCTACCATCGTTGCTGAAGACGGTCTGGAGAACGAAACTGAGTTCTCTGGTAAGGTTGGTGCATCTGTAAACGCAACTGATAACCTTGGTTTCTATGGTGAGCTTTCAGCTATCACCGTTGGGCAAGAGTTTGATGATCTGGGTGTTGGTGCTAAGTTGGGTGTCAAGTACACCTTCTGAGTTACTGAATAACTTTTATAAATCAGGGGAGGTCACTCCCCTTTTTTTATGTTAAAATTTCTCAGGGTTTTATTTCATCCTGTGACTTCTTTAAATCTTGTTTTACTGGGGTCTTTGATTGTTATAGGAAACATTCACAATCATGCTCATTATGCAATGGACATTGACACACATTCTTATGTAAGAAATTGGTGTAAGAAGAATATAACTGAATGTAAAAGATTTATTTCATCTAATGACTACTAAGTAATTAGACTTAGATGTGGAAACCAAGACAGACAAATTAAAAAATGTCCATTTTGTTGACTGAAAAGTTAAATTATTATAAAATAGTAAACATAACTTAACAAAAGGAGTTTATGATGACGGTAACAACGAATGAAAGGGGACAACAAAACATGTGGGCTACTGAACCTGCAATGTATATGACTGATGAGGATCGTGCCAAGTATGGTATGGAGTCTCACAATGAGCGTGCAGAGAAACTGAATGGTCGTGTAGCCATGTTGGGTTTTGTTGCTGGACTCATTTCTTACATGACTACTGGTAGTTTCTTCTTCTTTGGAGCGTTTGGATTCTGATGGAAACTTCTTTGATTGAACTACTCACTGTAACAAGGAACACTTGACAATGACTTCAACAATTTTTACAATCACATCGATTGCATTTTTTGTCCTATTGGGTTACGCAGTCCAACAATTATCGGAAACTTACTAATGGCATTCAAAGTTACACTCAAAACACCTGAGGGTGTAGAAACTCAAATTGAGGTTCTTGAGGACCAATACATTCTTGATGCAGCAGAGGAACAAGGTATTGACCTAAATTATTCATGTCGTGCAGGAGCCTGTTCTTCATGTGCTGCTAAGATTATTTCAGGAACAGTTGATCAAAGTGATCAATCGTTCTTAGATGATGATCAGATTGAAGAAGGATTTGCTCTTTTGTGTGTATCTTATCCAACTTCTGACTCAGTGATTCTTACTGAACAAGAAGAACATCTTTACTAATATGCCAAATCCAAACGCTCTCTATGAAGATCTAAGGAAACTCAACTCTCTTTATGAAGAGTTATGTTGGGATCATGATGATGAACTAATCTTTACCCATGATGGTGAAGAGATTATAATTTTCAACAAAACAAAGGAGAAAACTAATGAACGAAAACGCAGAAAGGATTAATGGCTGGGCAGCAATGCTTGGTGTCATTGCAGCAATGGGTGCATATGCAACAACAGGGCAGTTAATTCCTGGCATTTGGTGATGGGATTCCTTGCAGTAGCAGCAATCATGATGGTTGCTTTTGGTGCAGGAGCAATGCTTTCACAGTCTGGTGATGAGTCATGAGTACGTGGTCATATCTAGGTTTACTAGTAGGATTCGCAATAGCATTTGTTCTCACATCACTAGGAGATGATGATGATAATGGTCCAGATAAAGGGATCATGCAACCAGTTTATCAGGGGTCTAATTGACCCCCTTTTTTATGCTCTTTAATGATTTAAAAAATAAATAAATCAACTGTAACTACCAAACCATGACAGAAGAAGTAAAAGAGAAAGCTCAACAAGAAAAGAAAAAAGGTTTTCTTGGTAAGATTAAAAATGCTGCTGAGGATCATGAAGGTCAATTAGAAGCCATCAGCACCATGGTTCGTCTTGGTATTCTTATTTGGTCTGGGGGAATTCTCACACTTGCATATATCAAACTTCCTGCTGCTCTTGGTATTCCAGAACAGAAACTGGATCCCACCTTTATTGCATCAGTCTTTACTGGAGTTTTAGCCACCTTCGGTGTTCAGACTGCAAAGAAATCTAATGATGGCACAATGAAGATGAATGGTGCTGCTG